TGTGTCGCAGTCTGTTTTAGTGGCACTCACTGGCGTTTCATTGACAGGCTCTGTCGGCACAATGATTGGCTTTGGATGGAGCGTAATTCCAAGCACATCTGAGAGCTGGACACCGGTTTCAGACACATCAGAAAATTGGTCTGATTTAGCAGACAATTCAATCACTTGGCAAGAAGCCGCGTAAAGGGGATTAAGAATGGCAGATACCACCACCACAAACCTATTGCTGACAAAGCCAGAGGTAGGGGCCTCAACGGACACTTGGGGAACGAAAGTCAATACCGACTTAGATACCATTGACGCATTATTTGCTGCTGCCGGTACAGGCACATCAGTTGGCTTGAATGTCGGATCGGGCAAGACATTGGCGGTTGCGGGTACTGCTGTTATCAGCGGAACATTGACAGCGGCAGCAGGATCTGCGGCTGCGCCAACAATTGCAGCCACAGGCGACACCAACACAGGTATCTTCTTCCCTGCCGCTGACACCATTGCTTTTGCTGAAGGTGGTGCGGAGGCTATGCGTATCGACTCCAGCGGTAATGTGGGGATTGGTACAACAGTAAACAATGTGTTTGACCAATCTGGAGCAGCAAGAGCTTTGGTTGTTCAAAAGTCAGATACAAGTACAACGGTTGGGGGTAGCGTTGCTTCTATAACTATTGTCAATGGCGATACAACAACAAATAATATTGCTCAATTAAACTTTGCGGCAATTACTGGCGCAAGCACTACGCAATATTCACCAGGGGTTATTGGTTGCATTTTCGGCGCAAGAACAAATGGTCAGTATCCAACAGGTCAACTAACATTTTCTACATCGCCAACAGGAAATTCTGGGCCATTAGAACGTATGCGTATCCTGTCTACAGGAAACATTCTTTCCTTGTCTGGCGGTAGCACCACAGCAACAGGCACAGGCATCGCTTTCCCCGCAACCGTATCACTATCATCTGATGCAAACACGCTAGATGACTATGAGGAGGGAACTTGGACTCCAAGCCTTGGTGGTAATACAACATACACAGGTAGGTCTGGTTATTACACAAAAATTGGTAACACAGTAAGAGTCTATCTTGAGGTTACTGTTAATTTAATAGGCACTGGGTCTACCACTACTATGTCTGGCTTTCCTTTTTCTCCGTTTGGAAATGATGCTGGCTGTATTTCTTATTTTGAATCTTTAAATGCTAGTGTGTATTGGCTAACAATTCAAATGCAATCAGGTGGCAATTGTGTTTTTGCAGGAACAACGGCGGCAACTGCAACTATTGCTAATGGAATAGCCATTTTTAAAAATGGATCAAGAATTATTGGTACAGCCGTTTATCAAACTTCATCTTAAAGGAAAAATCATGTCACTCACCAAAACAATCACCATTGACCAAATTACAGTTACAGAAGATGGAACTATTCTCTATCGTGAAGCAACACGCATCATGGAAGATGGCAACGAAATCAATAAATCCTATCATCGTAATAGTTTGTCGCCTGGTAGAGACTTAACAGGCATTCCTGCTAATGTTGTGGCAATCTGCAACGTGGCATGGACTGCTGATGTTATTGCGGCTTATCAAGCTCAAATAGCGGCATCGCAAACTCAAGAAGCCTAAAAATGAGTCTAGAAACAGACTTCTACGCGCACCAAGCATCTTGCGATCAGCGATACAAGAACATCGAAGAGAAGCTGGAGTCCGGTAAAGCTCGCATGACTCGGATTGAGTACCTGATCTACATTGTCATCGCCGCAGTGTTGCTCGGTCCAGGCTTTGCCGCTGAGATGGTTAAGAAGTTGTTGGGGCTGTAAATTGATCCGATCAGCATCTGTCTACTTGCGGCTGGATTGGTTAAGAACATCCAAGCTGGCTGCGAGTTGTACAAGCAGGCCAAAGAATCTTTTGTTGAGATCAAAGCCACTGCTGATGAAGTTATCGCAATTGGCAAAGAGGTTCACGGCTTTTGGAATCAATTGCTATCGTTCTTTGGTGCAAAGCCAAAGCCAGCCACCAAAGCAAAGCCTTTGGCGAAAAAGAAGTCAGCCTATGTCGCAGTTGACGAGACTCAGGTCAAGATTGACATCGTCAAAAACCTAACCGATTTTTTCAAGTTACAGGAACAACTGGCCGCGCACATCAGGGAGGAAGAAGAGAAAAGCAAATCTGTCTATGACCCTGACCAAAATTTGATGGAGGCTGCTTTAAAGCGCGTGATGGCGCAGCAAGAGATGGACAGCTTGGTGGTGCAAATCAGAGAGACTATGGTGTATCAGTCACCGCCAGAGATGGGCGCACTGTACTCGGAAGTTTTTAAGATGCGCGAAGTCATCTCAGAGGAACAAGAAAAAGCTAGACTCAAGCAGGAGGCAAAAAAGAGGCAAGAGCAATGGCTACGCAAAGAGGAGGAAAGAAACCTACAAGCAAAGCTGGCAGCAGTGGTGGCGACTTCTATATTCCTCCTGTACCTGTGGCTGTGGCTGTGGTTCGTAAGTCAGTGGGGGAAGAGATGATCGGCTGGATTGCTTGCTGCGTATTGATAGCGTTATTGCTACCGCTTGGCGCTATGCTGTATCTGGACATCTTGGAAACAAAGAATCAAGTCAAGCAAGAGATTGTTAAGGTCGAACGGTTAAGACGCGAGATTGAACACAAAGAAAGGAAAAAAGATGACTAAACAACTTGAAAAGAATTCAACATATAACCAATTCGATACAGACGGTGACGGTGTTGTCACCGACTCTGAGTTGGCAAGATCAGAGCGCATGATCACCATTGAGAACATGGACAAGATGGCAGACCAGCAACGCATCATGGCGTGGGCTGCTTTAGTGTTCCCACCTGTCATCATTGCTTACATGGCATCAGAGTTGGTGACGCTGGAGAAGGTCAACGCTTTGAACGGTCTGGCGACTACCTACTGCGCCGCCATGGGTACGATTGTGGTGGCTTTTATGGCGGCACAAGCGTATGTCAGAGGCAAGGCTGAAGGATGAGTATCTTCAACCCTTGGGTGATCCTTGGCTTTGTCTTGGCAATGCTGTCAGCCTTTGGTGGTGGATACTTCAAGGGTAAGCATGATGAGTACACGCGACAGCAGATTGAAATTGCTGCGCTCAATGCCAAGGCAAGGGAAACTGAGCAGGCGATGGCGCAAGTGGCGCAGAGTTATGGACAGACATTACGAAAGGCGAATAATGCTGCAAAAGCTAAAGAGACTCAGTTGCGTGCTGATATTGCCAGTGGCAATTTGCGCCTGTCAATCCCCACCCAAAGCACCGTATGTCCCACCTCAGTTGCCGCCGTTACCGCTGGAGATAACAGCGGAGAGGCACGAACCGAATCTAGTGGATCGACTACTGTCGCTGCCGATCTTCTCCAAATCGCAGCCGATGGAGACATCGCCATCCGCAAGCTCAATTCCTGCATCCAAACCTACGAAACCTTGAGGAACATGAAATGAATTTATCACCAAGTTTTACCCTTGAAGAGTTGACGCATACCGATCACCGCGAGTTTGACAATATGCCGAATGATGAGGAGTTGGCCAACCTGTACCGGCTGGCTGAATTCTTGGAGCAGGTCAAGGTTGTGATTGGCGGTAAACCGATCATGGTGAATTCTGCATTTCGCAGTGCTGAAGTAAATAAGGCAGTCGGATCAAGCGATAAATCACAGCATCGCCGTGGTTGCGCCGCAGATATCCGAGTGCCAGGCATGACACCAGATGAAGTCGTCAGAGCAATCATTGGCTCTGATCTTGAATATGACCAAGTCATTCGTGAGTTTGATCGCTGGACTCATGTCAGTATTCCAAACACTGAGGATGCCGATCCTCGCGCCATGGCTTTGATCATTGACAAGACCGGCACAAGAGCGTTTGCATAATGGCACTTAACCTTGATCAACAGATAACGCCACCAGCAACGCCAAACCTTGGCACGCCTAGCGCTGTCTATGACGAAAGGTTTTTGTCTCAATCCTTTGGCGGCATGAATGTCTACTTCAGCAAGCTCACAGCACTGTTTTCAGCGTTGTTCGGCAGGCGTGGTGGCAAGTGGATCAACAGTCCCTATGGCGCGTTCCAAGACGGCACAGATCAGGTGGCGGCCAACACCACAACGGCCTATGCCATCACCTTTGACACCACCGACTTCAGCAATGGCGTGACATTGTCGAATTCGTCAAGGTTGAATGTGGCACAGGCTGGAATCTACAACTTGCAATTCAGCATCCAGTTTACAAATACCACCAATGCATCTCAAGATGTGGATGTTTGGTTTCGCAAGAACGGCACAAACATTGACAAATCAAACAGCAGATTTGGCTTTGCGCCAAGGAAAGGTGCTGGCGATCCATATCACACCATTGCCGCACTGAATTTCTTTGTCAGTTTGGCTGCCAATGACTATGTGCAGATCATGTGGCGGCCAACAGATGTCGGTGTCAGTATTGAACACTATGCAGCCAGCAGCTCACCGACTAGGCCAGTAGTGCCGTCAGTTATTGCCACTCTCACATTCGTGTCCAATTTGTCTACAGAAACCGCATAATTAAGCCATGGCACTCATTCCACTCAAAATTCCACCAGGCGTTTACCGCAACGGCACTGAGTATCAGTCTGCCGGTAGATGGTTTGACGCAAACCTTGTGCGCTGGTTTGAGAATACGCTTAGACCAATTGGCGGGTGGCGTAAGAAGTCAGAGACAGCCATGACCGGATTGTGTCGTGGGCTTTTGACTTGGAAGATAAATGCTGGCAGTCGTTACATCGCCATGGGTACGCATTCCAAACTGTACATCATGAGTGAAAACTCTGTCCTTAAAGAAATCACACCGACAGGATTCACCGCTGGGCGTGCTAACGCTACAAACACCACCGGCTATGGATACAACCTGTATGGCTCATTTGCTTATGGTGTTGCGCGTCCAGATACTGGTGCAATTGCGCCAGCTACTACATGGAGTCTAGATACTTGGGGCGAGTATCTGGTGGCCTGCTCAGATACTGATGGCAAGCTGTACGAGTGGCAACTGGGGTTCACAACGCCTACGCTGGCCGCTGTGATCACCAACGCGCCAACTGGCTGCTCTGCCTTACTCTCCACTGCCGAGAGATTCCTGTTTGCTTTGGGCGCATCTAGCAACCCGCGTCTGGTCAAGTGGTCAGATCAAGAGGACAACACAACATGGACGGCGGCAGCCACCAATCAGGCCGGTGACTTTGAGATTAACAGCAGTGGCTCACTGAAGTGCGGAAAGCGCGTCAGGGGCATCAATTTACTTTTCACTGACGTTGATGTCCATACCGCCAGCTATGTCGGCCTGCCTTACGTCTATGCCTTTGAGCGCGTTGCATCAGGATGCGGAGTCATCTCAGCGCAAGCTGTTGCGGCCATCGACAGTACCGCCATGTGGATGAGTCAATCAGGATTCTGGATATTTGACGGTTATGTCAAGCCATTGAATTGCGATGTCTCTGATTATGTTTTCCAGAATTTGAACTACAACCAAGCCAGCAAGGTGTACGCTGTCCATAATTCAAAGTATGGCGAAATCTGGTGGTTTTACCCATCAAGCCAAGCCAATGAAGTTGATTCCTATGTCACCTACAACTACCGCGAAAACCATTGGAATATCGGATCATTTGGGCGCACCGCCGGTACTGATCGAGGCGTATTCAATAATCCCATCATGGTGGATGCATCAGGCTACATCTACGAGCACGAAGTTGGCTTTGCCTATGACGGCGGCTCGGTCTATGCTGAGTCAGGACCATTTGAAATTGGCAATGGCGACAACATCATGTCGGTGCGTCAGGTAATACCGGACGAGCAGACGTTGGGCGAGGTGGCGGTCAGTTTCAAGTCGCGGATGTATCCAACATCGACTGAAACGACACATGGACCGTACTCAGCGTCACAGCCGACTGATGCGCGGTTCTCTGGCCGCCAAGTCAAGATCAAGTACACAGGCGCGGTGCTGGAAGATTGGCGCGTTGGCGTGAGTAGACTTGAGGCCGTGGCATCAGGTAAGCGTTGAATTGAAATTGAGAGAAAATGGGAGGCAAAGTACCTGTATGTATTCGCGAAGATTACATCTTCTACTTGGAACTTTTCGACAATTTGCTTTGGTTTCATATTGACATCAAAAGATGGTCAGCAGGGGTTAAGAAGAATTGTCAAAAAGATTTTTCTAGTATTGATGGTTTGATTGGAAAGTCAATCTATGCGTTGATACGAGAGGATGACATCAAACTTGCACGATTTGCCAAGTCATTTGGCTGGTCTGAGAAATGTCAAATAAATTTATTGGACGGATCAAAGGCTTTTATTTATATCTCAAAGGTATAGCAAGGGGATGTTATGGGCGGTAAGGTTGGAGATTTTGTAGGCAATGTCGTTGGCGGTGTTGGCAACGCGATAGGCGATGTCGTTGGCGGCGTTGGCGATGTTGTTGGCGATGTTGTAGAAAGCGATTTAGGCAAAGCAGCATTGATTGCTGGCGGTGCATATCTGGCAGCGCCATACTTGCTTGGCACAGCAGCCGCCGGTGCAGGCGCTGGTGCGGCGGCTGGAGCAGGTGCTGCTGGTGCAGCAGGCGCTGGCGGCCTTGGGCTTACCGCTGGTGGAGGTCTTGGATTAACGGCTGGCGGTGGGCTTGGCCTTACTGCTGCATCGGCAGGCGCATCAACTATTGGCGCAGGAATTGGCAGCACTTTAGGTGCGCTTGGCACAGGCGCTGCCGCACTTGGTGCTGGTTCAGCACTCTCAAGCGCCGGAACTACTGCTGCCACTGCTGCGCCACTAGGCACAGGACTTACTGCTGGCGGTAGTGGCCTTGGGCTGACCACTGGAGGTAGTGGCCTTGGTATTACCGCTGGATCAGCAGGTGCATCAACTATTGGCGCAGGGATTGGCAGTGAGTTGGCTGCGCTCGGTACTGGTACAGCAGCACTCGGCGCGGGTTCTGCGCTTTCAAATCCAGCGACTATTGGTGCAATGACACCAGCAAATTATTCGTTAACAGGAGCAGCTCCCATGGCAAGCGTATTCGACACATTAGCAGGGTATGGATCAGGCATCTTGGATTTTGCTAAAGCAAATCCACAACTTGCGGGTTCTTTGCTTGGCGCTTTAGGCGGTGGTCTGAGTGCTGCAAACGCACCAACATCACAGACGGCCACAACGTCAATTGATCCACAGATCAAGGCCGAGTATTTGGCTAACTTGGAAAGAGCAAAGACTACTGCTGCCGGACTTGCGCCAAGGCAGTACGCTGATCCTGGTGAGATGTACACCAGAGCAGAAAGCCAACTCTACAACCTTGGCATGACACCATTTGGCGCTGCTGATATTCAACAGTTTATGAATCCATACGAAGATCAAGTGGTGCAAAACACGCTTGCTGATATTGAGCGTTCACGCCAGATGCAGGCTTTGAGAGACTCACAGCAAGCCACAGCGTCTAGAGCCTTTGGCGGTTCACGCCAAGGCGTGCAGTCTGCATTGACAAATGAGGCGGCGTTAAGAACTGCTGCAACAACTGCCGCCGGTTTGCGCCAATCTGGTTACACACAAGCCGCCAATCTTGGACTCGCAGCAAGACCAATGAACATTGCCGGTTTGCAGACATCTTTGGGACTTGGCTCACAGCGCGATGCGTTGGCACAGGCAAGACTTGATGCATCACGCAATGCGGCTTTGGAGCGTTTGCAGATCACTGGTGGCGCGTTGGGATTGCAGCCTGCTAATGTGGGTCAGACATCATCACAACCTCTGTACACAAGTGGACTTGGAAGTGCATTGTCTGGCGGCTTAACTGGCGCTTATATTGGCTCACTGTTGCAGCCAAGAACTGCATAAGGGAATAAACATGGCTACATCATTTGATATGGGACTGTTAGGCGATCTGTTCGGTGGTGGCAGTGAGAGTGGCCTTGAAGGCTACTTAACGCCACAACAACAGCAGTCGATGCAGAGACAAGCCTTGCTGCAAGCTGCAATGGCTATTGGTCAGTCTAGTGGACCGAGCACAACGCCAAGATCGTTAATGCAGATTCTTGGTTCTGGCGTGCAGGCTGGTCAGCAAGGCTACCAAGGCGCACAAGACAGCGCCATCAAGCAATTGCTGACCAAGCAGAAGCTCGATGAGTACAAGCGTCAAGTGGCTGTACAAGATCAATTAAGCAAAATATTTACTGATCAAGGTCAACCTGTTAGCGCCCAAATCACTCCAGAGCAAGCTATTTCAGCACCTGGTATGGCTGTTGGACCAACAATAGAACGTGCCGCCATGATTGGTCAACCGACACAAGCTCCAGCAGTTTCTCAAGATGATGTGCAATACAACAAATATATGCAAGCTGCAAGATTATTTGCAGCAGTAGATCCGGCAAAGTCAAAAGCCTATATGGATCAGGCTTTGTTGATTAAGCCAAAAACAAAAGTAGTTGGTGAGCCTTATCGTGGTGAAGGAGGAAAATTTTTCCAACGCACTGAAGCTGGTGGAAGAATAGAAATACCTGCATCTGAAGCCCCAGCCGCCAAGCCAATTGGCAATATGGAACAAGTTACAGACGCATCAGGCAATGCTGTACTTGCTCAACGATATGATGATGGAACGATTAAAAGCGTTGAAGGCTTTGGCGTGCCGCGTGAACTAGTGCAAGTCAATCTTGGTGGCAAGATTCAATTTGTTGACAAGAATAAGATTCCTGCCAATGCAACATATCTGACAGGAATGTCACCAGGCGAAGAGGCTCGACTCAAAATTGACAGGGCTAATCTTGGCATTGCACTGAATAAATTGAAACTTACCCAAGCGGAATTTGATCGTGGTCAATATGACCGAGTCGAAACTGCTGATGGTTTTGCTTATGTTTCTAAAGTGCCTGGTATGCCCATCATCCCCATCACAGGTGCAAGTGGTGAGCAATTAGTTGGCAAAGGTGCAGCCACAGAAGATCAGGCAAAGTCTGCTGGCTTTGCTTTGCGTATGAACGAGGCAAAGCAGATATTTAATGCGCCTGTGCTTGATCCAATGACTCAGCAGCCGTTGGTTGTTGAAGGGAAAGCTGTTACCTTAGAAAATGCGTTTGGTGCGCCTGGTCGATATCAAGCCATCATGCGGTCTATACCATCAGCAGGATTGACTACTGGTATTGCTAACTTGAGTGAAAGTGCTGGCCGTCAGCAATATCGTCAAGCGCAAGAAAATTGGGTCACTGCTAATTTGCGTGCTGAGTCTGGTGCTGTTATTGGTACAGACGAAATGGAAAAAGAAATTAAGAAATATTTTCCAACAGTCGATGACAAGCCTGCAACCATTGAGCAAAAAGCGCGGTCACGCAAAAATGCTGAGTTGGCAATGGAAGTGCGTGGCGGTCCTGCGCTTAAAACAATCAAGAAGGCGCAGCAGAAAACTACTGGCGGTGGTGGTAGATTAGAAACTGATCCGGCAACCGGTGTTACTCGATATGTAGAGGATTAAACAATCATGGCTGACAGAATTATTCAAGTACCAAACATTGGACCGGTTGCATTTCCGGACACAATGACTGATCAGCAGATCATTCAAGCCATTCAGAATCTCTCTGGTAAAGCTGCTGCACCAGCACCAGTAGCACCAGTAGTGCCTAGAACGGTTGGCGAAAAGTTGGCGGCATCTCCGGTTGGAGGATTTGTGCGTGGCATGATGGATATTCCAGAGGCTGGCGCTCAGTTGCTGACCAGAAGTTTGGAAGCTGTATCTCCTGCCGGTTCTCGCATGGAGCAGTTCATGCAGTCAGAGCGTAAGCGAGTTGAAGATATAAACCGTCAGAATGAGATGCTGTATCGTCAATCTCGCGCAGGTCAATTCATGCCCGATGAGATGGACGTTGGCCGTGTTACTGGCAATGTGGCTGCATCACTGTTTCCAAGCACTGCCGCCGTCAAAGCCTTAAATCTGGCTGCCGCGCCTGTCAAAGCTGGCGCAGTCAGTGGCGCAGTCAGTGGCGCTCTACAACCTGTAGCATCAGAATCGACTGACTACTTTACGCAAAAAGCACAACAGGTAGGACTTGGCGGTGTATTTGGTGCTGGTGGTGGATATTTGTCTGACAAGATATTAAACCTATTGCTTGGTAGAGGTCCGACTGTTACGCAACCCGCAAGCGCGGCAACCGCGCAAGCGCAAACCAGTGCGACAGTTACGCCAACGGCAACGGTTACCGGCGGCCAGATCACACCTGGCGTTGTCGGCGCAGACACCTCTGCCGCATTGACTCAGGCGCAAAAAGCTATTCTTGACCGAGGTAAGGCGATGGGGTTTCGTACAACGCCAGGACAGGAAACCGGCAGCAGATCATTGCAACAGATGGAAGCTCGACTTGAGTCCAATCCAATGACCTCTGGCGCTTTCAATACTATTAAGGACACCAATCAAAAGGTGCTGAATCGAGCCACGGCTCAAGCCATTGGCGTTAATGCAGACGAGTTAAGCAACCCTGTATTGGCAAAGGCACAGAATCAGATCAGCGCCGTCTACAACAAGGCTGCAAGTCCAAGCCTACAAAATCTAGATCAGATGTATGTATTAAATGGAATTGATTTAATTGAAAATTCAGTAGAAGGCTTGATTAAAGAGCCATTAAAAAACAATACTCTTGTTAAGCAATTATTGAACTTTGCAAACACAGGTCAGGCAACAGGAAATCAATTAACTTCTTTGACTTCAAAACTTGGCAAGTTGGCTAAAAAAGAAAGTACATCACCAAATGGTGATCGTGATCTAGGTCAGGCTTTGTTTCAGATCAAAGAGATCGTTGACGATCAATTGATGGCAGGAATGTCAGCAGCAGATCAGGCTGCATTCCAAGCAGCGCGTGCTAATTACCGCAATCTGATGACTGTTAGAACAACCTCTGGCGTTATCAATCCATCATCAGGCAATGTCTCAGGCTTGAATCTGGCATCAGCATTGACTCGCAAAGACCCTCGCGGATTCATGGAGGGAAGTAACACCACTCCAATGTATGAGGCCGCACGCTTTGCACAAGCATTCAGACCTATTGTTGGTGACTCTGGAACAGCAACGCGCATGATGGAACTCACGCCATTAAATATGATGCTGTCAATGCCAACCAACATTGCGGCAAGCGCATACACATCAGCGCCATCAGCCGCAATTGCAAGACGATTGCAGTCTGGCGTTTTGCCTGCTGGCGCTGTTAATCCAGCGACTGAGGAAATGTTAAGGCGTGCTCTGCCATTGACGGCAGGAACAGGATTCACGGCAGGACTTTTGGGACAATAAATGGCAACCTACCTAGACTACTTAACCGGCGCTGGAGAGACTGCTGCAACCCTTGGCAGCGGTGCGCTGGCCGGTTTGCTTGGTATGCCATATGGTGTTTACAAGGGAGCGACCAGCGGCAAGCTGGGTACGCGAGAGGCTAACCGTATTGCAGAGGCAGAGGCAAAGCGTGTCATGCAAGAGTACACCTATCAGCCTCGCGGTCAGGTTGCGCCAGAGATGTTGCAAAGCCTTGGTGGTCTGCTTAAGGATTTGCCACCAGTATTGCCAGAGGCTGCGATGCTGGCATCAATACCTAAAGCAGCCTATGCCGCGCAAGCTGAACGCGCTGGCATGGCCGCTGAACGCGCCATCACGCCAGTGGTTAATCGCACCATGGCAAAGGGTGGGCTTGGCGCTGGTCTGCTTAGTGATTTGGCGCAGGGTACTCAAAGCAATGTGATTGACCCATCAAAGATTAAATCATTCCCGAAAAGAATGACTGCGACAAACAAGGCCATCAAAACTGGTGGAGATATTGCCAATGCCACAGCAAGAGATTACACAAAGATTCTTGAGTCTGGCCAAGAGGCCGTGAGAAGAGGTGAAGCACCATCACTTCAAGAGGCGACCAAACTAATTCCAAGTGAAGTACAGCAAAGATATGAATTAGCAAATGCTGTACTTGAGCAGCCAATTGAGCAATGGAAACCGCCAAGTTATGGATTACTTGATAGATCAGTAATGAATCAATCAGGGAATATTGGAGGCATACCTGGCGTTACTCAAGCAGACATCAATAGGTATGTACCGGCCAGAGCAGATTTATCGCACATAAAGAGTTTGGCCAATCCAAAGAATTTAGACATCATCACACGATCAGTGCAGCGAGGATTAGATGCAACTGGCGGTGGATTCTATAAGTCATATCAGCCAATGCGTGCAGCTCTGGATGAGGCTAATTACGCACCAGATGTCTTCAATAAAGGATTGGCAGCAACAAGTTTTGCATCAGCGCAAAACAGTGTGGCTCTTGAAAATGCCATCGGATCATTGATTATGAGAATGGAGCAAGCTGGCATACCAATCACCAAAGAAAATGTGTTGAAAGCGCATGACGAATTCAAAGCATTAACAGGTGGTGGCCTCTCTATGATGGAAGGACACTATGCGCCATTTGCAAAATTCCTTAATCAAGGATTCCCAAGCGGAGAAAAACAAGCGCAGAAAATATCGTCTTTCTATCAAAACAAAACAGGTAACTTTAGACCGTATGTGTTTGATACGCATGAGGCTGCCGGTACATCATATGCAACGCCGTATGGTCCATATTTTTGGGGTCAGGGTGGCGCTAAAGATACTGAGTATGGAGCTTTAGAGTCATTGCTGCAAAATAAAGTGGCCGCACCATTAAATCTTGATCCGGCTATTGCACAAGAAGGCCGCTGGTTTGGACTTGGTGAATTGACAGGACTTAAAACTGGTGGCGGTGATTGGCTTGACAATTATGAAAAACAAGCAGCATGGTCTGCACAGCAATTAGGCAAAGAGTTAACCAGAAAAGAGCAGCAAAAATATGTTGCTGATGTCTTTGCCGGTAAAGAACGAATGCTGCCATGGTGGAAAAAAGATCAGCCTATTCCTGATGTCCGGAAAAAGAAATAAAGAACATCACCTCATCTTCAGCGACATTGCTGGGGATGGGGTGCATTCCTTTTGGTGATGCACCATACTTTTCAAGCCACAAGCTCTCATATTCATTGATTAGCATTTGATTGAGCTGATCTGTCTCTATTTGATTCATAGTCTTAGCATCAATAATCATCATCTATCTCCAAACAGTGCAGCCACCAGCGGATCACGCCGTGGCTTTAATCTCTTACCTCTTTCCCTTGCCAAGCGGAAAGCCTTATCGTCCAATGTCTCACGCGCTCTGAATCGGCGCAAACGCTCCATGGGTGTCAGCGGTGGCGGTTTAACGGCATCAGTGCCAATCCCATACCTGTACACCGCCACCAGCACATTGCCTGATCTGCGCCACTCTTGGATGTGGACAGTGCCAGCGAGCCGCAGGCGGTTGATCATCTGCTGCGCTGACCTCTCGGTGCAGTACACCTTGTCTGCAAGCTCTGGCGCTGTGCAGCCGGTGCGTTGCAGCAGATCAATCACTCGCGGTAATCTTGCAGATTTCAAGTGTTGCGTTCCTTGAGTTTGGCTTGCAACGCCAAAGCAAAGCCCTGTGGATTTGGATAATTCGCATGAAGCAACGCTATTTCATCCATGGTCAGCCCTACCCATGTGCGCTGTGAATGTCGATAGACAGGAAAGCAATCTTTGCAACCTTTGTCTGGTGTCGGCAACCCAAATAAGCCGTTTGCGTCAGGTTCGCAAAGATACGCCACAGGCTCTTGCTCTGGCTGTGCATACGCTTCTTTGTAAAGCCCAAGGCGTTTGTTTTCGCTGTGCAGTGCTTGCAATGTTTTTTCTTTTGCTAAGGCTTCTTTGATGGCGGTTATGGCTTTGTCTCCTAAAGTGATTTCTTCATCCCATGCCCCATCAAGCAAATATGTTGCTCGATGCCGATTACCATACATTTCCAGCGCCTCAAGCGCCAGCTTCAATGCTTCTTGTGTCATGCTTTACCTCTGGCTTTGATGATGGCGGCACAATCTTTTACTGCCGCTTTAGTCCAAGATGTATTCGCTGCTGCATATTTTTCACACACCTTTGCACAAGCTTCACGTTCAAGACTAACTGCTTCATTAAAGGCAGCTATGCCTTTTTCATAGCCATTTTGAAACGCTTTGGCGGCTACAAGTTTGGCAAAGGCTTCAAGCATTGGCGAAACAAATGACACTTCAAGCAAGTCATCTGTCAATCCTGACTGTCTAGCCATTTCAATAATTTCATCTTGTGTCATTCCTTTATCCTCTTCTTATAGCTCTCTGTCAGCAACTGCTTGATCCACTTAGATGCGCCGAGCCTCTTCCATTCCTCATACTGCCACTGCGTAAGCCTTACGCCAATTTGCCTTTGCGTGGTGGTCAATTCACTCTTTGGTCTAGGCATTTACTTGTCCTCGGTTTGATCCAATAAAAATTTCACAATGCACATCAGCACGACAAGCGTGATTGCCATGCCTAACAGTGCCATCAAAAGAAAGTTGATTACGGTTTCCATGCGCCTCCTTTGAATCAAAGTAAAAAAGTGCCAGCACCGCCAGCACCAGTACGATTATTTTCACTTCTGAACCGCCAGCAGCTCCATCTCCACTTCCTTGACGCGCTCGCGCAGGATGGTGACCTCATGCTCCATCTCGGTGACCTTACGCTGCATACGCTCGCGGGTCAGGTTCTCGGCATGAGTCCAGCCGATGAATGTGCCATCAGTCACGGCCTTACGAGCAAAGGTCTTGATGTCCTCGCGGGTGAAGAATCCACCGCCCACTTCCATGGGTGGCGTGAACTTATTGACGGCGCGGTCAATCTCAATTTGCATATTCTCAGACATGGTTTTCTCCTTGTGGTTGTGTGTTCCAGGCTTGCACTAACAGGGTTGCGTTGTAGGGGATCGGTGTCACGGTGGACAGGAATAAGCCTTTGCCGCGCTGTTTGCGCCCCCATGCATCCATGGCATTGGTGTTCTTCAATTCATTGCGCTTGACAGCGTTGTAGACGGCGTGCTGCTTGTATCCGGCCTCCACCAATTCATCCATAGTCCGAGGTTCTTGGCAGTAGTCTTGTAGTGGTGTCATATCAGTCCTAATCCTTTACCCAAAGACAATCAAAAAAGATACGCATCATCAGGCGCACAAACCAACTTGGTTCTTTGCCTTTTCTTGGGCGATACACGATGCCCATGCCGTCAGGTCTGTTGCCAAACAAGAAGCACTGCCACTCAGATTGTTCTGGTGTTATTTGGAATGCTGGTGGGGTTATTTGGAATACTGGTTGATCGTTCATGATGACCACCATGCTACGAGCAGTGCGGCCAAGCCTACGCCAATGACAAGGCACAGCAGCAGGTCATAGGCAGCCTCTGCGCGTTTGCCAAGCCTGCGGTGGGCGGCATCAGTCATGGCGTGTTGTGTGTGGTTCATAAAAGCCTTTCAGTTTGTTGACCTAGAAATCATAACAGAATTGACAAGTCCATCAAATCACCTACAAGTTAGTCAAGTATTCCATCAA